TCATAGAGCAGGAAACTGTCGTTGTAGATGAGCAGCTCCTTTACAATGTGAAATTTAAACGCGTGGCCATGGTTGGCACGCCGCGTGTTGAGAATGTGCCACCAGAAGAATATAGGATTTCAAATGACAGCCGGTCTCTAGACCCGTCGCAGGCGCGAATGGTTGGCCATGAAAAACCTATGACTCGCTCTGAGCTTATAGAGATGGGCTTTGACGCCGATATTGTGGCTGATTTGCCAGCTTATTTTACAGACAGCAACTCGCCAGAAAAAATCGCTAGGCGTAATCGAGCAGAAGAGCAGAACACGAGGGCGCGCGAAAAAAGCCAGCAACAGGTTTTGTATCGTGAGGCTTATGTGCGGCTCGATTTAGACGACGATGGCATTTCCGAGCTAAGGCAGATTATTATTGCAGGCGGCAAGCTGCTTTCCAATGAGGTGGTGGACCGGCAACCTTTCCACGTCATATCGCCTAAACCCTTGCCGCATAAACATTTTGGGCGCTCTATCGCAGATCAGCTTTTTGATGTGCAGGACGTGTCCACAACGCTGGTAAGACAGCAGTTAGACAATATTTATCAAACCAATAATCCGGCCTGGGGCGTGTGGGAACAAGCCATTGGCGAAGATAGCTATGAAGACCTTCAGACAAGCCGTATTGGTAGTATTAAGCGCTTTAAAAGGCCAGTGTCAGAAGCGGTGCAGCCTCTAGCCGTTCCTTTTACGGCAGGCGAGTCCTTCCCAATTCTGCAGTACTTTGACGAAATCAAACGCCGCCGTATTGGCGTCAATGCCGACAGCGAAGGGTTGGACCCAAACGCGCTAAAGAATGTCCAAACCACGCTATTTGCACAAGCCTCTGATGTGTCGCGCATGAAAATCGAGGCCATTGTTCGCATTTTCGCCGAGACTGGAATTCGCTCACTGTTTCTTCATTTCCACGAGATGGCGCGAAAATATCAAAACCGCAAAGAAATCGTCCAGTTGCGTGGCGAGTTTATTGAGGTTGATCCACAGGAGTGGAACGAGCGCAACGACCTAACAATCAATATTGGCCTAGGTATGGGGACGCGTGAGCAGAACCTTATGCATTTAAACACGATTGCGGAGAAGCAATCTCAGATTGTTGCCTCTGGCGGCTATGGCACGCTGGTTACACCCAAAAACATATACAACACATGCGCGGAAATCGTGAAAAACGCGAACATGAAGCAACCGTCTATGTTCTTTACCGATCCTGGCGATGCCATGCCGGAAGAGCAGCCCGACCCTCTAGTCGAAGCTCAAGTTCAGGCGCAGGCCAGAGACTTTGAGATCAGAGAGGCGGCTTTGCGGCAGGACGCCATAGAGGCGGAGCAACGCAACCAGCGCGAGCGTATTAGAATAGAGCAAGAAGTGATTAAGCAGCGCCAAGCGCATCAAATCGAAATCGAAAAGCTCAAAAATGAGTTGACAAAACTTGAACTAACAACAGGCCAGAATGTGCCAGGGGCGGGCGTATGACGTTAGGCGAATATTCGCGAGCTTTGCTTGACGACCCGATGTTCCAGGAAACCTTCCGCGCCCTGCGTGAAACTCTTTTGGCTGACCTGGCCGACCCATCAGGCGACACGGCGCATCGCGAGGCTGCATGGCACCGCTACCAAGCGCTGGAGAGTGTGCGAAAACAACTTTTGGACCAGAGAAGGCGAAATAAATGAGCGATGAGGCAACACCAGCCCAAACCGAACCTTTAAAAGATTGGGGCGCACTCGCGTCTAAACATTTTGGCAAAAAATACACTGGCGAAGCCACAGAAGCCGCAGAGACACAGACATTGGTGGATGAAGTGCCGGACGATGTGCCTGATGATGCGCAGCAGTCACTTGACGAATTACCGGACGATACAGACGCTGATAGCCTAGAGGAACCGCTAAACGGTGAAGAGGCCTTTGACGCTGTAGACAGCTTTGAGGATTTCATTGCGCAGCAAGAGCTAGATGCTGAATGGGCGCATTCTCTTAAAATTCCCGTCAAGATCAATGGTGAGCAATCCCATGTGTCCATAGATGATATGGTGCGATCCTATCAAACGCAGGAAGCCGCTAACCGCCGCTTAGAAGACGCAAAGGCGCAATCGCAAGAAATGCGTTCTCAGATGGAGCAAGAGCGCCAAGCGCTCACGCAGCAAGTTAATGTGGCTGTGTCGTTGATAACGCAGGCGGAACAGTCTTTGGGTGCTGATGAAGCCAAAATTGATTGGCAATCTCTGCGCGAAAGCGACCCGGCAGAGTTTAGCGCCAGAAAAGAAGAATTTCGCGAGCGTCACGCCGCAATAGAGGCCATGAAAAGGACCGCTGCACAAGAGTATATGGCAGCGAAAGAAAAGCATGAGGCGGACCAAAAGCAAAAGCGACAACAGCTTATTGCAAGCGAGGTAGATACGCTTTTAAAGAAAGTGCCTGAATGGGCTAGCCCGTCCAGCAATGCTGAAAAGCAGCAGGCCACAGATTATTTAAAAACCATCGGCTACACAGAAGCCGAAATAGAAGACCTTACAGATCACAGGCTTTTGATCATGGCGCGCGATGCGTCTCGTGTTTCTAAAAGCAGTGACGTAAAGCGCAAGCGCATCATGAAAGCTCCTAAAGCTGCCAAACCCGGCGGTGGTGCTCAAATGACCGCGCAACGCAAAATCTCAGAGGCACAAAAAGCCCTCAAAAAGTCAGGCACAAAAGAAGCTGCCTTGGCCTACATGAGGGCTAAACGTAACTCTGCATAATCCCGCCCAACCATAGGCGGTTTCCCAATTTTTTTTAGCGACCGTCCAACCATAGACGCTGCTGTAATTCTCATATTACGGAGGCCGAAATGGCACAACCTACTGGCACTTTTGCCACAAATGACATGGTGGGTATTCGCGAAGATTTAGCGGATGCCGTCTACGATGTTTCCCCCACCGACACTCCCTTTCTAACTGGCGCATCACGCGCAGAAGCAACGGCTGTGAACCACGAATGGCAAACCCATGAACTGGCCGCAGCCGCAGACACCGCCGCAATCGAAGGCGATGACGCACCGCAAGACGCAGGTGTTGCAACTGCTCGCTTGGGCAACCTGACGCAGATTACCACCAAGGACGCCCGCGTCACTGGCACTGGCCAATCTGTTTCTACAGCTGGCCGTGCAGATGAGCTTGATTTCCAAATCTTGAACCGTGGCCTAGAAGTCCGGCGCAACATGGAAACCACGCTGTTAAGCAACAAAGCCAAAGTTGTGGGCAACGACTCCACGGCGCGCCAATTGGCTGGCTTGCCGTCCTGGCTTGCCACCAATACGAGCGCTGGCTCCAGCGGTGCAGACCCCACAGGCGACGGTACAGACGCCCGCACGAACGGCACGCAGCGCGCTTTTGCAGAAGCAGATATGCGCAATGTGATCCGGCAGTGCTGGGATAGCGGCGGCATGCCTGATACGCTTATGGTCGGTTCTTTTAACCGCCAGGCCGCAACGCTATTTGATAGCCGCGCGCCTGTACGCCAAAATGCAGCAGACGGTATTCTCCACGTCACATATGACATCTACGAGTCTGAATTTGGACAGCTAGAAATCATTCCTAACCGCTTCCAGCGCGCACGGGATGCTCTGGTTTTGCAGATGGACATGTGGGCGGTTGCCTTCCTGCCAGGCCGTGAATTTGCCACTTTTGACATTGCAAAAACCGGCGACAGCGACGCCAAGCAAGTCCTTTCAGAATACACGCTTGAAGCCCGCAACGAAAAGGCGAATGGCGGCGTGTTCGATCTGACCACAGCTTAATGAAGCTGCTTAAACAAGAGTCTGTTGGGCATCGCGTCCAACAGACATTTTTGCACACAGACGACTCCGGCAATGACGTTTTCACGGTTGCGACCAAAGAAGATGTTGCGCCTGCCTTCAAGAAGGCGCGCTACCTTGCCGAGACACAGTCTAAAAGCGCTAAATTTAAAGCGTCTATCCCCCTTACAGTCATAGACGAAGTGTGCCGCATCAACGCGCAAATTTGGGGTATTCGCCCACATCAGGTTTACCGCGAAATATTCACTGAAAAGACGGACAGAGGCCAAAAACTATTGGCCATGCTTTGCGGTGATGGTGACTTTAAAAAACTTCAAGGCAAGTAAATGGCTATTTCTAATTTTAGTGAATTGAAAACAGCTATTGAAGATTGGCTGGATGATGACACCATAACCGCCCGTGTGGAAGATTTTATAACCCTTGCGGAAGCCAGGCACCGCCGAGAGATACGCGTTCGAGATATGATTGCCCGTGCACAGGCGACAGCAAGCGGGCGCTTCTTAGCGTTACCGGCGGGTTTCTTGCAGGCCAAATCAATTCATTTATTGGGCAGTCCCGCAGATATACTTCGTAGTACAACACCAGATGACTTGCGCCGAAACCAGCGACCAGGCACCGGCAAGCCGCGCTTGTTCGCTGTTCATGAAGAAATCGAATTTGATATTACGCCTGGGCCAGGAACGACCGTAGAGACGATTTACTATAAATCCTTTGAAGCCTTATCGGGCGCAAACCCCACGAACCCCCTTTTAGAACGTGCGCCTGATGTCTACCTATACGCTGCTTTGGTAGCTGCAACGCCATTTATCATAGACGACCCCCGCATCCCCGTTTGGGAGGGGTTTTACACCAATGCGCGCGACGGTTTGGTTGACGTCGACAGGACAGGGCGAAACATAGGCCCGCTTTACAGCCGCGTACAGGGGCCAACCCCTTGAAGGCTGTCCTTTTGGACGCGCAGACGGCGCAGACCTATTGGCCTCAAATATCGTCTTTTGTAGACGCTATTATTGAGCGTGATGGTGGCCGCATAACCACAGAAGACGTTCGGCAGAATATAGAAGACGGCACCTATCACGTTTGGACGGTTCTATCTGGCCGCATGGAGGCCGTGGTTCTTTGCGAAATACAAGATTACCCGCGCAAAAGAGCCTGCATCATTCGCGGCTGCGCAGGAAAGCGTGCGCCCGAATGGATCGGCTTATTAGAGCATGTTGAAGTATGGGCGAAGGAAAACCAGTGCAGCATCATAGAACTATGCGGGCGTAGGGGTTGGCAAAAACTGATGCCAGATTTTCAGTCAACTGGCGTGTTCATGGAGAAAATATTATGAGCCTAGGCGGTAGCAAATCATCCCAAAAGGGAACGGACAAAACTGTTGTTCAGCAAGAACTGGACCCGGTTACGCGCGACGCTATCGAGCGCGTAATAGGACAAACGGAAACCTTCAATCCCACAAATAACCCCGCTTTACCCGCAGTGCGTAACACTAGCGGAGCCACACAGCAGGGCATAGACCTTTTGCAAAATCGGCCAGAAGCCGGGTTTGTGCGCGCAGGCGAGGATATGCTAACCGGCATTCTCTCGGGCCAGGGCAGCCCGCAAATGGACGCTGTTCGAGACCGTATTACAAGCGACGCGACTAAAGCCGTGTCTGACCGATTTACGTCTGCAAACCGGGCCGGGTCGCCAGGCGAGGCAGAGGCCCTGGCTGGTGAGGTTGCGCGTCAACTGGCACCCTTTGAATTTGGACAGCTTCAAAACGCTTTCTCTCAGGCCGCTCAATTCACACCTCTTCTGGACAACCAGGCGCAGCGCCTGTTGACCGCTGGTGAAATCATTCAGGCAGAAGACCAACTGCAAATTGATGAGCCGTTCTTGCAGTTCGAGCGCTTTGCCAACCCGCTTTTAGCTGCTGCAGGCCGATTGCCCGCGACCACCACGCAAACAGGCACCTTTGACCGGTCTGGTTCAACAAAAAGCGCTTCATTGAGTTTATTCTAATATGGCTAGTTTACTAAACGTTCTGATGAGTGGCTCCGCAGCATCGGACCCAAACGACATCACTGTCCAGCCCATAAACCGCCCCACAAGCGTGCGCGAGCCAGGTTTATTTGAGCGCATTACGCGCGCAGGCCGACCGGGAAGCTTGTTTGGTGTATTGGGGCAGACGATTTACGGGCCAACCGAAGGTGAGGAGCTCGATCTGGAGCGCAGGCGCGCTCAAATGTCGGCTATCAAGCGGCAAGAGCAAGGTCTAGACGATCTTACGCAAATGCTTCCGGAAGAACAGCGCGGGCTTTTAGGTCCGCTTTTAAACGTTTCGCCAGAAGCCACCACCCAAGGCCTGATAGGGCAGCTATTTGGCCAGGATCGCGCAGAACCAGCCATTGTCCGCACGCTTAAGGCCGCTGGTATAGACCCCCAATCTGACGAGGGGCAGGAAATTATACGTCAGAGCGTCACTGGCGGCGTACAAGCTGATCTTGTGAACTTGATGCGTGCGCAACTTGATTTACAAAACGCACAGCGCGAGCAACAGGAAGGCGCTCGTTCGCGCAAAGTGGAAGAGAATACGAAGGTTAGTGGGCTAGAAACAGACCTAGGCGACTTGACGCGCCTTGCGGAGCTTGTGGATGATCTGGATGGGACCGCACTGCAACCCGGAACGCCGTTCTCTGGTGTGGCGCGTGAGGCTGGGTCTGTTGTATCCGCTCTGACAGGCGCGCTAAATTCTGACAGCAACGTTGCATCGGCTTCAAAAGAATTGGTAGCCAAGCGCGATGAGTTTGATAAAATTTCGCAACGCCTGATTAACGAGGCCGCACAGCAACGCTTTGGCGACAGCCCAACAAACCAGCAAGTGCAGAGTTTGCGCCGTCAATTGCCGTCTAGCGACATTTCACCCTCAGCCTCGCGGACAGTCATTGCCGATGAGTTGGCGTCACGCTTACGCCAAGCACGAGACCAGGGCATCGATCTTGGTGATACAAGCGAAGTAGAGGCGCTTATTAAAAAGCTAAAAGCCCACGCAATATCAGCGGAGGAGCAAGCAGAGCTTGAAGCGCTGCGCAAGAGGTTCGGCCAATGACGCCGCGCGAAGAGCTAGAAGCTCTAAGGGCCAGAGCTGCGCAACAAGATAGGGATGAGCTTGAGATGTTGCGTGCGAGAGCGCGCAAAGAAGACAAGCTAGACCAAACAGTGCAGGGCATCGGCCTTGCAATGGGTTCACCCCCAATCGATGAAAACAGCACAAGCATCTTGGGCGTTGCTGCAGAGAAGTTTGCAAATAACGCTATGGCTCTTCCCTCTGCGCTCGGTGAAGGCCTGGCTATAGGAGCCGCTGGCGTTGAAGCTGCGGGCGGTGAAATCGGCGAGATTTTCGGCGCAGGTGAGAAGCCTTTAGGGCAACGCTTTGATGAACGCTTAGAGGCTAACCGTCAAATGTTCCCTGCATCAGCTCTAAAAGATATTCCTGCACCAACTGTTGACGATGTAAAGGCAGCGGGCAAAGCATTCCAAACAGCCGCGCCTGTACCGGAGTTTTTTAAGGAGCAGATGGAGCCTATCACGGGGCCGCAGCCTGATTTTGGGCAGGAGTTTGGCAGGCAAAAGTTTTTGCAGACTGCGCGTAGTCAATTGGAGCAAGTTGCAAGCCCCGTGCAAGATTTTGCCGGTGAGGCGTTGGGCGACGCCGCAACTGTTTTGACAGGTCGCGCACCTATTGCAAAAGCCTCTAGGGGCAAGGGCTTAACACCCACATTTCGCTTTGCCACGACGCCGGGTGCGCGAAAGCAAATCCAGGATGTCCTGAATTCCAAAGGGGTACAGGGCGCTCTAAAGGTCACAGGCCGCAGCGCGGAAGCGGGGTTGGAGGGTCTTGCCCTTTCAATCTTGGACGGTAACGACCCTATCGAAATGGGCGCATTTGCAGCCGGGACGCAGGCTGCAGGCACCCTCTCTTTGGCCGCAGCTAACTTCGCCAACCCCTTGACGCAAAAAGGCAGGTCCAACCTGTTGATGACAGCGGCTGGCATTGGTGCGATTTTGACTGTTGCAGAGAACGCCGTTCCAGGCGACCAGGGCAGCTTTTTAAGCAATGTAGAAACGGGCTTTGACAAGATATCGATGGGGCTTATTGCAGGTACGCTTGCGGGCGTAGCCGGGGCTGGGCGGCTCAACAGCACGAAGCTTGGCGAGAACCTGCCTATCATTGCAGACGGCATTACCAGCTTGCCGCGAGCAAGCCTGCAATCTGCTATCCAGGACATTATGAGCGAAAGCCAAACAGGCAGCACACAGTCGCGCGCTGTTTTTGAAACAATGTTGCGCAATCCTACCGTGTTTGATGACGCGGAAATACGCCGCCTAAATCGTGCCTTTGAGAAAAAGCGCTTTGGCGCAGAAGTGGAAAAGTTGATGCAGCGCAAAGACTTTAGAGACAAATTGAGTGCCAGATAGATCATTCCTGTTTGGCGAGTGGACGCCAGACGCGGTTGCACTGACGGGACGCGGCGTACAGCAAGCAAAAAACGTGATTGCTATGCGTGATGGCTATCGCCCGCTCCCCTCTGCCGCAATAACCAGTAACGCGCTCGGTGTTCCTAAAGGGGCATTTTCTTTCAGGGATAGGGGCGGTGCGGCCCATCAGTTTTGCGGCATAGACACGAAAATTTATGAAAGCATAGGCGGAACGTGGGTAGAGCGCGGCTCTGTCCCTGGCTCGACCGAGCAGCAGTGGATGTTCGCACAGTATGGTGACCGCGTCTTAGCATGCAATGGCGCTACTCAAATTCAAAGCGCTTTGCCTGGCAATGATTTTGCAGCGGTGCCAAACAGCCCAATAGCAACCGACCTGGCCGTTGTTAGAAACTATGTTGTGGCCAGCACGCATGATGAACTGGCGCTTAGGTGGTCCGGGAACAATAATTTCGAAGATTGGACGCCAGGGGTTGATACCGATGCGGATGGGCAGCCTTTTCCAGAGGGCGGGCGCATAAAAGCCATTCGCGGCGGTGAATTTGGTATTATCTTTCAGGACAACGCAGTCACGCGCCAGACCTTTATAGGCGGTGATTTGATATTCCAGTTTGACCAAATAGAGGGCGGCGCTGGCACTCTCGCTGGAAGCTCGGTTGTTGGCTTGCAAGACGTTACTTTTTACGCATCGCATAACGGTTTCTATGTGTTTGACGGCGTGCGCTCGCAGCCCATTGGCGCGGAGAAAGTGGATCGCTATTTTCTAAGAAACGTCAACAAAGACGCGTTAAACAGGATAAGCGCTGCGGTTGACACTGAAAACAAGCTTGTCATTTGGTCCTACCCAACGTCGAGTGAGACGCCCGACAGGCTGCTTATTTACAATTGGATTGACGGGCGCTGGTCTGAGGGCGAATTCGACCATGGGCTAATTTATTCCGCGCTTAGTGACTACACATCCCTTGATGACCTACCCGGCGAGCTAGACACTGTAAGCCCCGCGCTAGACAGCGAGGCATATTTAGGCGGCATTCCGAGTGTGGGTGTATTTTCAGCGTCCGGCGCGTCAGGCACGCTTTCTGGAACGCCATTACCCGCAAGCGTTACGTCTCAGGAGCTTGAACCTTCCCCGGCATACGCGGCCCATCTGCGTGAGGCCCGCATTTTGACCGATGCGGACAACCACAGCCTAACAATTCACCATCGGCGCAACCAAAACGCTGACACGGTGCCTTACGGTCCTGTTACGCCCAGAGATAGCGGTCGCTGCGCCTTGCGTGTGAAGAATAGATATTATTCAGCGCAAGTCGATATCCCTGCGCAAACATGGACCTACCTTATCGGCCTAAACGCACGGATTGAAAAAAGTGGCCGCCGATAGGGTTGCTGCCGTTCCAACGCGCCTTGGAAATAGTTTTGACGATGCAAACCGTGTTTGGGCGCAAGCGTCCAGGGTCTTAAACGCTCAAAACAACCAGCGAGAAACTGGCGTTGATAAGGCGCAAAAAACGGCAGAGCAGGGCGTAGAAGACGCGGCAGGCGCACAAGACCTCGCGAACCAAGCGGCATCATCTGCAGAGCGCGCACAGATATCTGCCGATCAAGGAATATTGGCCGCTGCAGCTGCGCAGGAAGCGGCAAACACCGCCCAGCCTATCCCTGGGGAAATACGGCTCTGGCCTAATAGCACGCCGCCAGAGGGCTGGCTTTTGTGTGATGGGGCCACAATCACACCGACACAATACCCAGAACTGCACAGTGTTGTCGGGGGTACCCTGCCGACCTTCTCCGCGCCTGTTTCTGCGCCAGAGGGGCTAAGCCTCGACACGTTACAAATCACCAATTTGCAAGCAATTATAAAGACCTAAGCCATGGCATTAAAAGATTATTCCACCACCCCGGCAAACAACGCGCTTGTCGGCAGCGTCAACTTTTCCGAAGGGCAGGCACCAAGCACTGTGAACGACAGCGCGCGCCAGCTCATGGCTGATATTAAAGCAGGCGTGCCGCTTGTGGTCGATACCACCGCAGACATGAAGGCGCTAACCAAAGCCGATTTATCGCAGGGCGTTCAAACAGCAGTTTCTGACGCGCAGGGTGGCTACTTTTTCTGGAGCAGCACATCTACAGAAACAGCCAATGACATCACCGTCTTTGAAAGCAACGAGGGCGGCACGGGCCGGTGGAAACGTATTTATGACGGCACCCTAAACGCAGCCTGGGGCGGGTTCTTGACCACAAACACGGCGGCGCAAAACAAAACAGCTTTAGACGCCTTGATTAGCGCCAGTTTAGCGGGGGCAGGGGGCATCTTTATTCCGCCCGGCACTTATGAGTGCAACGCCCTGGACCGCATCAATCCAGACACAGCCTCAACGCGCTCTAGCTTGGTTATTCGCGGAACATCGCCAGGGCGCGCGGGCTTTTCCGCCACTATTCCCGCAGGCCAGATTACAAAGATTAGCTTTCCAAACTTAAGCGGCTCTGACGTCGCTATCCCGCTTGGCTATACAACAACGGGAGCGAATGACCTTCTGTACGGGGCGGTCATTGAGAATATGCTTATCTCTGGCCCGTCGGCACAGAACGTGGCGTCCCCCTCAAACACCACAACCGGCCTAGAATGCCGCCGTGCGCCCAGCATGACCTTCAACAATGTGCAGTTTGAGCAGTTCCATACAGGCGTTGAATTCAATGATTGTTGGAACTTGAAAATTGACCGCTTGTCAGCCGCACGGTGCCACATTGGCTTTTATGGCACGTCGCAGCTTAATTCGTCCTACATCGGAAAACTAGATACGATTTTATGCCATTACGGCGCTGTGATCGATAGCGGAGACGCCATCACAATTGATTTCTTTAACTGTGAGGAAAGCGAGTACGGCCTTGTCATTGGCACGCGCTCTAGCCTTTTGCCGGTGTCTAACGTTGAGGTTAATAACACTTATTTTGAAGATATTGGCGATACGCTATATTGCATTGGCTACATTCCCGATGGATCAGGCGGCTTGTCTGTATCCGTGGCAGGCAGCAACGGCCTTTTAACGCGCAACAATATCTTAAGGCTTGGCCGGTTTGTTGACGCAGGCGCGAACACGATTGCCGACGTGTCGGCTGGTGTTGGCGGTCTCATAGCGTTTCGCGGGCACCCAGACGAACAGAACTCAGACAGGTTCACGATTGATCCTGATGCAGCCGCACATGTCCGGTTTTCAGATTATATCTTTAGTCCCTCCGCCATTTTGGAGCGCATGGAAGTTGCGCGCTCAGGGCCTTATTATGACAAGCTGGTCTTGACCAAAGACAATGTTGCACACAACACGGCTGACAGCGCGCTGCGCTTTACTGTCCGCAACTCTGGCGTCCAGGCTGTTTTTAAAATCATGTATGAGTTGGAAAACGCAGCCTCAACCTTTGTGGCTGGTGGCGAGATCATGCTTGTTATCCGGCGCGGCTCTGGCGCAGGCACACGCACGGCCATTCGAGAGACTATCACTGAGCTTGTGAGTGATGGCGGGTTCTGGTCAGCCATCACGTTTAGTATTTCCTCGGTATCCGGCGCGACATCTGAAACACAAACGTTCGACCTTGAAATCACACAGACGAACAGCAGCTCTAACACCGCAAAGGCGACCATGGTTGTTGACGGCCTGGCCTCTGGCAACGGCTCTAACGCCTTAGGCCGCGTCACCGTTGAGGCTGTTTAGTGCCTCACAACCATGATGGATTTTAAATGACCCTCTCCACAGACGATAAGGCGCAGATTGCCAGGGCCGTTGCGCAAGGCCTGGCACAGCAAGAAAAAGGGGTCGACTGGAAAGGGTGGGCGTCACCAATCATCCTGGCCGCCTTAGGTAGCCTTTGGTCTCTTGGCGTTGTTGGCCCGCAAAGCCAGCAAAAGGAAGCGAGTGAAGCAAACCAGAAGGCCATCGCCGCTCTTCAAGTCTCCATGTTTGAGCTGAAAACACAAAACGCCTTGATACTGGATGACATGGATGAACTGAAAGTGGCAACCCAACTGGCCGGTGACAAGCGCTTTAACTCAGACGACGGCAAAAAGCTCAATGACAGGATCACGCGGATAGAGACCAAGACTGATGTTATAGAGAGCAATCAAGTGCGTCGAGGCCCCAGAATTGAGCGTATTGAGCGGTTTCTGGCGAAAGAGCATGGCTATGCGCCATAAGGCTGGATCGGCTGGAAGACTTCATGATTTCACATGGACCCCCTAAGCGATGACCCTTCATGATTACGCGACACCGCGCCAGAAAGAGTATTTAGAAGCCATAGAAAAGCATGGCAGCGGTCGTGCAGCGGCGAAAGCCTTGGGCGTTGATAAATCGACTATTCACAAATCTATGAAGGCCTTAAAAGCAAAAGCGGCGATGCAGGGCTATGCGCCTGAACATAACATGCTGCAAACGGTGCCAGAGCCGTTCACCATCAAGCGTATTTCTCATTTAGGTGACGCTGACGGGAATACCAAGCAACAATGGACAATATCAGAACCCAACAGGGTTAAGATGTTCGCTCTTGCAAAAGCGGCTGTTGAAAGCTTGACACAGGAGATAGAGGGTCTCGCACCGAATGTTGAGACGCCCAAAGATGTGTCATCCAACCTGCTGAACCTGGTGCCGGTCGGTGACCCGCATTTTGGTATGCACTCATACGCCGCAGAGACTGGCGCAAATTATGATTTAAAGATTGCTGAGCGGCTGCATTGCGATGCGACATCAAGACTGGTCAGTAGCGCCCCGTTCGCAGAGCACGGTGTGTTCGCTAACATGGGAGACGCGTTCCACTCTCAGAACGACAAAAACCGCACAGAGGTTCATGGGCACGTGCTAGACGGTGATAGCCGCATATCAAAGGTCATGAAGGTCACCATGCGAGCTATGTGCTTCTGTGTCTTGAAGATGCTTGAGAAGAACGAGCGCGTTACCGTTTACAACCTGCGCGGCAACCACGATCCCGATCTTTCGGTTATGCTGTCTATTGCTATGGACGCTTATTTCAGGAACGAAGAGCGCGTTACAGTTGATTGCGAGCCGACGTACTTCAAGTACCTGTCGCATGGCAAAAACCTGGTCGGATTAACGCATGGTCACGGTGTCAAAGCCGCTGATATGCCGCTGATGATGGCAACCGATGTGCCTAAGTTATGGTCCGCTGCCGATTACCGCGTGATATTCCAGGGTCATGTACACCACCAATCGGTCAAGGAGTTTCCAGGCGCTGTCGTGGAAAGTGTGCGAACACTATCAGCCACAGACGCGCACCACACTCTTGCAGGGTATAGGTCTGCGCGCGATTTAATGAATGTTGTGTATGAGAAAAACCATGGCGAAATTCAGCGAATACGCTGCGGCCTTTCTCAGCTAGAGGCCCTAGTGGCGTGATCCGCATCACCGTCAAATATCGCGGCAAAACGACAAACGTCATCATAGCTGGGGAAGACTGCCATTTGGTGGCGCAATGGGTGCAAGACATCATGCGCCACATACCCAACAAACTCTAAAACTGTAGGGCAATACCGAAAAGGCCCGCCATTTCTGACGAGCCTTCTTCCTGGTCTCCACCCGCTGATTATACCCAAGCGGGAAGGGCAGCGAACGTTACCGAATTAGCTCGCAATCTTCGGCTCCCCCAGGTTTGCCCAGAGGCCCTTATTTTATACAGGAGCACCCCATGACCTTCAACCCCGAAACACACGTTTCGGCGCACTTTACACGCGCTGAAATGGCGTGCAGCTACTCTGGCGCAATCATCATAGAGCCTGGCTTTACAGGTCATATGGAACAACTGCGCATATCATATGATGCGCCTATGATTGTGACATCTGGTTGCCGTTCGTCAGAGCACAACCACGCTATAGGCGGTCATCCGCGCAGCCTCCACATGACCGAAAACGCAGCACACGGTGTTGCAACCTGCGCAATTGATATCAAGCGCGAGGGGCTAGACCTGCATAAGTTGATCCGCATCGCAGCGCCAACAGGCTGGTCCATCGGCATTGCAGACACCTTCATCCACCTAGACCAGCGCACCGCGCTTGTTGGACTGGCACCACGCATATGGACGTACTGAGCGACCTTATCGGCCTTCTACTGCTGTTTGGCGTGTTGGTAGCGGTCATTATTGGATACACACGCGGATTTATCAAAAGGAAATGACTATGGAAATCGACTTAGGAACATTGATCTTTGTCATTGTCATGGCTGCTGCTGCGGGCGGTGGCTGGTACGCTTACAAAGTGATTAAGCGCAAGTAATGGGCATTCCTATTCCCATCATCGGGGGGCTGATAGATCGCGTTTTCAGCATTGTCGATAAAGCGGTCCCAAACAAGGACGAAGCCGCCAAGATCAAAGCGGAACTTGCCACCCTCGATTGGCAAAAAGAGATGGCGCAAATTGGCGTCAATCTCAAAGAGGCCGAACACAAATCAATCTTTGTGGCTGGCTGGCGTCCTTTTATTGGCTGGGTGTGCGGTGTGTGTCTTTTGTACCAGATCGCGGGCTATTCCATGATTACCTGGTTGCTAAGCATCATTTCACCAGAAACGCCAGCACCACCGCAATCTGACAATGAAATTCTACTCTACGTATTGGGCGGTATGCTTGGCTTCGGCGGCATGCGAACGCTTGAAAAAATCCGTGGCGTAGCATCCAATTCCCTCAAAACCAAAGGCGACTAATGCCCCAAATCGACATTGACTTTCCAGAACTAGCGGACATCAAAGCGGCCTTGCAAGAGCAAACAGCACTGCTGACCACCATGCGAGACACGCTGGGCAGCATGACGCTTGCTGTGGTTGAGCCAGAGCCTACGCCCGTACCGACCCCTGCACCAGAACCGACACCAGAACCAGAACCAGAGCCTACGCCAGTACCTACACCCCCCACCGGCGATTTACCGGACATGGTGTTACAGGTGGACGGTGCGCCCATCCGGCTAACCAAAGAGCTAACGCCATGGATTGATGGCACACGCATTTTTGTCAGCGATATGGTGGGCGGCTTTCGCTTGATGGCCTATATCTATCCAGGCCACATGCGCGCTGTTGTGCAATATGAGCCAAAGCTAGGCCGCTTAGTTGATGGCTTCCAGAAACACCGCCGCGACGCCTACACCGCTAAGATCGTCTTTGACGGCCAGGCCATAGACGAACGCCAAATGGACGGTCACACAATGGGCCAGGAATGGAGCGTAGAAGTCGGCAAGCGGCCTTTCATCCGCACCGTGGCGGATATCGTCGCTATGGGCCACCTACCAGAGCACGAACCACCCGCCGAAATGCAGCGCGACACATCCGGCCCGCGCCCCTGGACTGTCACGCGGCAAATCCAAAAGCCCAATGTGAAGCCTGTAGACCCATACAGCCCGTTTGACCACGGTCCGTTAGTGCCGCGCATGGGGGCCACTGGCGACTACCAAGAGGCGCACTGGACGCGGCCACTGGCCACCCTGGCAGCCTATCCGGACCTAACGGCAGACGAACAAGCGGTCTTGTTGGAAAACGTGCGCGTGAGCGCTGAGAGCTTTGGCGTGTTCACCTTTGGCTTGGAAGACAAAGACAGCCTTAGGCCTGTTGATGTGCGCAAACCCTACTATGCGGAAAGCAGTGACGCTCCGCAATTCGATAGCCAAGCCCCTGTTAATCTGAACATGCCGGGCGGCGGCGTCAATATGGACCCGAAGGCCAAGCGTGACAGCATCATGGATGTGGCACACATTAGCTCGCCAAGCTGGGAATGGTACATGCTAACTGGCGATCCATACCACCTTCGTGTTTTGCAGCAGACCGTCAACACGACGCTGATCCGCAATCGTACACCAGAGCGCAAAAGCCAGGGCCTAGGCCGCATTGGTTTGGTGCCAGAACGCCACCAGCCACGCGGCTGGGCCAAGGCGACCATGCTCTTATGGCGCGTGCATGAGCTAACGCCAGTCGGTGATTGGGATTGGTTGCTGCCTAAGGACTATTGGGCAACGGCGATTGCAGACACAGGCGAGCAATCCAAGTGGATCGCAACCCTACCGGACATCGCAAACATGGAGGTGCCGCGCGGCTATACAAGCGGCTATAACGACAACCCCGTTGACGCACTCAGCCATATAGACATGCAAGCGCTCTGGGCGGCGGGGTGGATGTATTTCAAAGGCTATGATGACTTTAAAGACCTGTATGAGGCGCTGAAAAAGCCGCTGTTCAAAGCCTATGAGTATTTCGGGCCAGGGATGATACGCGGTATGCCGTCTAAGAGGGGCGCATGGCTAGGCTATTTTGAACGCGAATTCGGCGGGGTTGAAACGTTCCGCGATCTGCGTGTCCTTTATGACTGGTTCTCTCACACAGACGAACGCGGCATTAAATTCACCAGAGACGAACGCCAAGACATGCAAGAAACGCTTGGTAGGCGCTTGACCGATGAGGAGGAATGGCGACCAGAGTTTCTAGAGTTTATGGAGACGCACCGCGCAGCGTTTGAGAGCAGGCCGCTTGATTTGTCCGGCGTGCCAGAATGTCCGTTCAAGACCGGCCCATACCGCAGCTTAGAAATGTATCACACGATTGTCTTTGCAGAAGAGCGCTTTGAGGGCGTGCTGGCGAGCCTTATTCAGCTTGGCGATGAAGACTATAGGCCCATGTATGAGCGCCTGATGAAGGCCCGCGATGATCTACGCATTTGCTATCAAGCGAGAAAATATGACGTGATCGTGCCAGACGGCGTGCAATGCCCTGATTGGGACTATGCAATTAACCAGAAGAAGCCCGACTGGTCGATTAAGGTGGAGGGTTTTGTGCCTCATAATTATTGACCAGCCCCACCCAAGAACGCGCGCCCAAAACAGTCGCCACCCTGCTAGGTTAAAACATCGGCGCTTGGCCCTGGATGTGCTGGTCTGCACCGTGGCGAGGGGTGCTTAAAGCTTGATTTCGTCTAGCGCCTTATAGGCGGTAATCATCCTGATCACATCACCAGAAGCTAGGGCGTCTATAGCCTCATTAATTGCAGGTCGAATGATAAGCTGTATCGCGGGCTGCCCCGCTGGCCCTATCTCTTGGTATGCGGGCAGGACCTCCTCCTGCACCCATTTTATCTTTTCGGGCAATTCCGTCCCCAGGCTTTTGATTGGCTCTTCACTTTCTGACATAACGTTTCCTTTAATTCGATTTGGGCGGGGTTTCTGACATAGGGGTGTCAGCACTTTGCCATGGGCCGCTTCTATGGCCTTGCAGAGTGTCGGACACGTTCATGAGCCAGCTATATAGCCGGTATGGGTGCATAAACTCGAAAGGCCAGTAATCCATGACCTTTGAAACGCAGTGCCCCAAACCATAAAACACATAAGCCAGTGCAACGCGCGTTCTATCGATAAGGCTCATCACCCTTGAACCTTGCACAAACTAAAGCAACAGCGGTCAACCACTCTCTGAAATCGGCAATCGACATGCTTTCTGGTGCTTGCCAGATCAAGCCAGCGATCTCGATTGGTATTTCACCGCCAAACAAATCGACTAGCTCTCGATAGGTCATTTTTTCCTGCATCACCCTTCCCCTTCAACCATAGCCAACACAGCCTCAACAGCAGCCCTGCGCGGCCCGCTCATTTGGTGGCCGTGTTCCTGGAGGAGCGCCGTTAGTTCTGCGTGCATAGTGGGGGCTTGGGCTATGAGGCGGGCGTTTGCTTTATCGTGCCCATCGCCGTCAGGTGATCCATTAAAAAAAAGATTGTAGTCGGCAGCAAGTACACCTGGGATATGCCAGCCTAACTCTTGCGACTGGCACCATTGCCACGGCCCTGGTGTGAATTTAGTCATCTTCTTCCCCCTCTTTTACAGAAGCGCCCCACCAAGTCATGGTGAGATCAACGCCAGAGTTGCGCGCATATGTTTTGGCGATGGCTTCAAGCGGGATGTGAAGCATCCAAAGACCCATGAAGATGAAAAAACCGTCCATCACTCTTCCTCCGCCATCTCAATAGCCAGATCAAACATGCGCATGACGGTGGCGTGATCGGTTGTATCGTTGAGGAGGGAAGCGCAATCATACCCTAGCTTCCTGGCCGCTGCCTCAAGTGTTACGTGGTCACGACGGCCTATCGGAAAGTAGGGGTCGCCGGAAACCTTTTGCAAGGCACCAAGAGCGCACCATTTGCAGGCCTGCGGAAGGTCGCCCCATGTGTCATCCCCACCGGGTGTCTTGGCATAATAACCAACATGCCAATTCTCCGGCTTCTCTATCAGCGCTTTTGCAGCGCGCAGGGTATCGGCGGGGGTCATATGTCGTAACTCGCGCGCATCGAGTCAGAAGGCCGCAAAACCAAATTCCAGTCGCATGTAGAGCGCCTCACGCCCATCTCGTTTAAGGCGCGGGATAGCGCCATATAGCAACCTGGTGGCCCTCCACGGCTAGGGTAACGCATGGCATTTGGAAAGTGCTCCTCAGGGAACACTCTTAGGGCTAGTGTGTGAAGGTGAAGCGCCAGCTCACCTGGGCCAAAGGCATCGCATATTCGCGCTTTGATCTGCGGAAGCTTGGCGGTCATGGTCGCGTCCCATCAATAGCCGACGGGTCCACTTTAAAAAAACCTAGCTGGCCCCTTAGCGGAACCGGTTTCTCAAATAGGCGAGAATTGACGCAGACAATCCCGTAAGGGCCTACAAACCATTCGCTGGCACTAGATGTGACGCAATCGCGTACAAAGGTCTCTCCAATTATCCCTCCGCAAAATAGCTCATCCTCAATTGGAGGTGTGAAATCTAGTGGCTTGTCCGTAACCGGGTGAAACCCGCGTAAAACAGAATTGAGGGCATATTCATCACGCTTTTTCCCAGCATGAATATACAAGCCACCCGTATAGCCCGTCTTCCAGGTCCTGTTCTCAATATTTTTGTACCCGGCAGCAACAAGCCAGGCCCAAGGCTGCTGAATTGAAAGGGCACGCTGACCGGGCCTAGGAAAAACTTTATCCATCACTCATCTCCTGATTTGATCACCTGAAGTGTTCGGTCAAAAACCCCAACCATCCATTGGGCTACTGGCTTCTCCTGAGCTTTTAAGTAATCAACTAAATCATCAAGAAGCGCTCCAGCCTCCAAGCCCCCGGCCAATTCATTCCAGACTTCTGCGGCAAAGTTGGGGTCTTCGACCATCGCCTCAACAACTTCCTCGCTGCGTATCTCAACCCTGACAAAACCTGCCATCATTCATCTCCTTTCAAATCATCAATACTCTCACCCGCGCGCAATCTCTCAGCGCACAGGAGTTGGGTGGTTTTGGTACACCCTGTACCAAGCGTGAGAACGTCTGGTGTTCGAAAGAGAGCTATATTGCGAAAAAACGTTTTTATTATTGCGCTAAGTGCTTGTTTTTCATAGAACTCCCACCACTGGGGGTGAAGGGGTCGTGGGTTCAAATCCCGCCGCTCCGACCAAGTATTACAATAGCATAGCATTTTTTGTCTTTTATTCGTTTGGTGCATGAGTATCAGCTTTAGACGCACCCATAAGTCTGCTGATTGACCATGCGCGCCTATTGCTCTTGGGCGGGTGCGAAGGCATAACTAGCTTTTGCTCGGGTAGGCGTGTTTTACGCTGCAAGTAAAGCGAGATAGTATGACGGTGCTTTATGGATTGATTGGCCTGGTCGCATTGGTGATCGGGTATGTGATCGTCACGTATAACGGCCTAGTTGCTCTACGCCAGCGCGCGCAGCAGGCTTGGTCGGATATCGATGTGCAGCTTAAGCGCCGATATGACCTCATTCCCAATTTGGTCGAAACCGTGAAAGGCTATGCGAAGCATGAAGCGGGCACCCTGGAGCGGGTGGTTGAAGCGCGCAATGCTGCCGTTTCAAACCACGGTACCCCAGCGCAGCAGGCGCAAAGCGAAACCGTGTTATCCGGCGCTCTGCGCCAGCTATTCGCCTTGGCTGAGGCCTATCCAGATTTGAAAGCCAATAGCAATTTTGAAGCGTTGCAGGGCGAACTTTCCGCAATTGAAGAAACGATCCAGCGCGCACGGCGCTTCTATAACGGCACGGTGCAAGACCTGAATACGAAGGTAGAGCAATTCCCATCGAATGTGGTTGCAAACCAATTTGGCTTTGGCTTCGCTGAATATTTTGAACTGGATGAAGCAGATAGCGCAGCGCGCAAGCCAGTGTCGGTATCGTTTGACGGTTAATGCCATGGCATTCTGGCAACTAAAGCGCCCCTCGGCATGGCAAGCGGGCTTCTTATGCGCTTTCCTATTCGCTGCGGTTTGCTTGGCTGCGTCTGCGTCCTTCGCCGCAGAAGTGATCAAGTCCTTTGATGCAGAAATCACCATCGATAGCGCCGGCAAACTTAAGGTCCGGGAAAGCCTGCTGGTTACGGTGGAGCAGAATAAAATCCGCCGCGGTATCTTCCGCGATTTGCCCCTGCGCTATAAGGATGACCGCGGCAAGGCTTCCTCCACGCAGTATACAGTCCTGTCCGTCGAGCGTAATGGGCGACCAGAACCCTTTGAAACCTCAGTGGAAGGGGATTATTTGCGGGTTCGTATCGGCCGTCCCGATGTGGTTTTGGATCGGATGGCGCATCGCTATGTTATTGCCTATGAGACCGACACGCAGGTCGGTTTCTTTGACACCTATGACGAGCTGTATTGGAATGTTACGGGCCTGGGTTGGGACTTTCCCATCTTAAAGGCTGAGGCGGTGATATATCCGCCACAAGGCACACGCTTTGACCGCGTGCGGTCCTACACTGGGCCGCTGGGCAGTAAGACAACGACCGCAAGGCGCCGGAGCAACCTTGATGGCTCGCTCGTCGTCAGCACGACGCAGCCACTGCAGCCGGGCGAAGGGCTTACTGTTGCCGGCATCTGGCCGAAGGGCTTTGTCACCCAGCCGCCTTTATACAAGCGGCTGTTGGACCGCCTTGGCGGCAGGGCCGTCTTGACGGTCTTTGCGGGCTATGGCGCGTTGCTTGGCTATTTTTTGTTTGTTTGGAACCGTGAGGGCAGGGACCCAAAGCCGGGGCCATTGGTGCCGCGCTATTACCCCCCTTCTGGTCTTGGGCCTGCCGCGCTGCGCTATGTTCGCAAAATGGGTGTTGATGACAAAACCCTGACATCTGCCATTTTGGCGATGGCGGTGAAGCGGTATATCAATATCAGCGAACAAGGGCCCAATGAATATTTTTTAGAGCGGACTTTCCGAAAGAATATTCGTTTAACGAAGGCTGAGCAGGCTGTTGCCGATGCGCTGTATCATGATGGCCCCGCACGCTTTGATGTGAGTCGAGCGAACCATACGCGCCTGGCGCAGGCGAAGCGGGATTTGGAAGCGGCGCTAAAAAAAGAATATGAAACCGCTTATTTCGTGCTCAACACATCCTATGTGATCATCGGCGCGGTTTTGGGGCTCTTCCTTCTGTTGTGGACTGCGGTCACCGCAGAGCAGGCAGTGCCGTCTATTTTTCTATCGATTTGGCTGGGCGTTTGGGGTGTGGGCACCTTTCAAGCGATTGCGCGGGTAAAAACAGACTGGCTGATGGCCGTACGGAAAGCCTCTATCAGTGAAATCTTCAAAGCCATTTCAGGGTCCTTGCCTGTCTTGATCATGGTTTTGGGTCTGGTTTTGGGTCTCAGCGCCTTGGTGGCCACAGCAGCTTTGGGGCATGCGGCAATCGCGGTCTTGATTGTTGCCACATGCGCTGCATTTTA